ACATCAAGTGATTCTCATATTGTTAGATCACTTCAGTCTTTATCTAAAGCTTCTGGATTAGATCTTAGAGATTTAGTTAAAGCTGCTGAAAATGATCAACTTAAAGAAGCTATAGAACATCAAACAAAGAAAACTGATGATCACAATATCAAGATAAAAGCTTCTGCTAGATCAAGACAATTGGATCTACTCAAAAAATAAAATTTTAAAAGTGTTGAGATCGGCTTAACCATCTCACAAAAAATAAGTATAAGTGAAGATCGGTAAACCCATCTTCTAGTTTTTATATAGGAGACTTAAATGTCAGTTATAAAAAAATTGCAAGAGTCCAGAAATCACAACTGGGAAGAAGCTAAAAAATTAAATGATTTAGCTGTTTCTGAAAACAGAGATTTTACTGGTGAAGAACAAGCTCAATGGGATAAATTAAATAATTCCATGAATGATCTTGATAAAAGAATCAAAGAAATCACTGCTCTTGAAGAAAATGCTAAAGAGACTGAAGGAATTGTCGAAAGATATGCTTCAGCTCCAAAAGAAGAAGCTTCAGCTCCAGTAGAGAAATCTGCTCTTAGAAAATTAGCTGATGGAGAGATCAAAGAACATAGATTTACTAGAGAACAAAGAGACTTAACAAGCAGTAATGCTGGTGGAGTCGTTCCACAATCTTTTTATGATCAAATCACAGCTGTAATGGAATCAATTGGACCACTTAGAACATTAGGAACTGTTGTTGAAACAAGTTCTGGTGAAGATGTTAAGTTCCCAACTTTAACAGCTAACAGTGCTGCTGCACTTGTTGCTGAAGGTGGAACCATAGGTGAATCCGATGCTACAATTTCAAGCTTTACACTTGGATCCTACAAGTTAGCTTTCTTAACACAGTTATCACAAGAATTACTTCGTGATTCTGGAGTTAATTTAGAAGCTGTTCTTGCAGAACAAGCAGGTATTGCTCTTCAAAAGAAAATGAACCAATACTTCATTGAAGGAACTGGTTCTTCTCAACCAAAAGGTTTAGAGAATGTTTCAACAGTCAAAACTTTGGCTGCAACTGGTGCCATAACTATAGATGAAATCTTTGATGCAATCTATGGAATGGGACAAGCTTATAGAAATGATCCATCATTCGCAATGATGTTTAGTGGTAATACCATTAATGAGATCAGACAGCTTAAAGATTCTAACAATCAATATTTGTGGAGTCCAGCTGTACAAGCAGGTCAACCAGATAGATTAGCTGGTGTTCCAGTTTATGAAGATGCAAACATAGACACTATGACTGCTTCTGCAAAAATGGGATATGTAGGTGCTTTCAAGAGATTCTACATTCGACAAGTCAATGGTATCGATATTGCTAGATCTGATGATTTTGCTTTCAATGCAGGACTTGTGTCTTACAGAATGCAAGTATCTTTCGATTGCTCTCCAGATGCAGATTCATCTGCTATCAAAAAAATCGTTAACGCTGCTTCTTAAGAACAGTGCATGGATGCTCCAGCAATGGAGCATTCAGTCAAGGTCATATTTGTATATGGTCTTGGCTGAATTTCATAGGAGATAAAAATGAAAATAAAAATAGTTAGAAATTACGAAGGACTACTTAATGGTAATAAAGTTCCATTCGGTGAAGTCGTTGATCTACCTAAAGAAGATGCAGAATGGCTTCTTAATAACAAAATTGCTGAACCAGTAAAAGATGTTAAAACAGAAAAAGCTGCTGCACCTAAACCAAAAGAAAAAGCTAAGAAGTAATTATGTTGGCAGCTCGAATCTCACAAGGAACCAGTATGGTTCTAAAAAATTCTAATGGTCGAGTTGCTGTTTCATTTGAAGTTGATGGTACATTAACTGATGCTTCTGGCAATGTAACAGTAACAATTGTAGATAAAGAGTTAGGCACAACTTTAGTTGATGCTCAAACTGCAACAAACTTATCCACTGGTGTTTACTATTACGATCTAGGAACTTCAAATACTTCAAGAGTTAGAAGATTAAAAGCAACTTGGAGTGGAACTTTTGAATCTACTTCACAATCCAGAGATCTATATTACGAAGTTGTCGGTGGATATTTATTTACTGAAAAACAAATTAGATCTTTTGATCAGTCACAGCTTTCATCTACATCAACTTATACAGATGAGATGATCAGAGATGAGAGAGCTAGAGTTACAGAACTACTCTATGACTGGACTGGTATTAACTGGATCGAGAGATATGGTTATGCTGAATTACAAGGTGAAAACTCAATTCAGATCAACCTTCCAGATCGCCAGATCAATGAAATTATTTCTTGCACGATCACTGGAGCATCTCAAACAGTTTCAGATCTAAAAATAGATAAAAGCTTAGGAATTGTTTATCACAAAGATGGTACTTTTACTTTTGCTACAAGAGCTTATCCATTAAATGTTGTATTTGAATACTCCAATGGTTATACACAAATAACTGATGGTGTAGATCGAATTGCAATGAAGCTGGTGATCAATAATTTAGTTGCTTCTCAAATTGTTGAGAATGCAAGATCCTTCTCTGATAATGCTGGTCAAATAGATCTGATTTTAGAAGGTGGTCCACAACATAATCGGACCAGAATACCAGAAGTGAATGCTTGGCTTGATCAACATTCACAATCAATAGTGATTTACTAAGATGTCAGTTTCAGTTGTAAAAGTTTTTAGGAATAATTTAGTAACTCAATTAGAAGCAAGAGCTGGTCTATCTGGTGTTAAAGTTTTTAAATACTCTGCTGGTGATGAAGCTCCAGCAAATGAGTTTATAGCTTTGTTAGATGCTTCGACTTCTTTAATACCTTCTGGCTTTGGTGGTAAGTATAGAGAAGAGACAACTGTTAATGGTGTTGTCTATGTTCACAAATTTGGAGCTGGTGATCTAGTAGCTGATGAAGCAAAAGATAGAGCTGATGATTTAATTAATGAAGTTTTTCAACAAATAGTTTCAGATCCAAGTGCCAATAGTGCAGTTGATAATACTGAGATTACAGATCTTACTGAAACTAATGGAATGACTGATCAAGGCAGATACTGTTCGATTGAGTTTGAATTGGTATTTGATAAAGACACAATTTAGGAGATATACATGGTCGATAATAAAAAACCTATTCAGAAAAAACCTAGTGTTAAAAAACCAATTGGAAAAATGGTAGCTGCTGTTGGTTTGACTATTAAAGGTAATTTTTTTGAAGCTGGTGAAATTGTAACTGTTGAGATTCCAGAATGGATGATCGAACAGAAATTAGTAATAGAGGAAAATAAATAATGGCTACAGCAGGTAATAGTTCAAAGATAATTTATGGAGAGTTTGATTTTTCAAGCAATCTTGCATCTGCTTCTGTTTCACATGCAGTCCAAACAGTTGATGTTACAACTTTTGGATCTTCCAATGTGGTGTTATTACCAACCTTAGAATCTGGAGAAGTTAGCTTTGATGGTTTTTGGGCTGGAGATACAGATGGAATTGATGAAGAGATTGTAGCAAGACTTCAATCTTCTTCTAATACTCCAGTCACTTTTGCAATGGCTGGATTAACTAGAGGTAATAAAGTAAAGATGATCTCTAGTAAACAAACTAACTACGAAATCAGTTCAGAAGTAGCTGGTGCAGTAGGACTCTCAGCATCTATGAATGGAGAGTTTGTTGGTGGTGGAGTTTCGTTAAAAGATCTTGATGCTGAATCGGCATCAACTGATCATACAAGTGTTGACAATAGTGCAAGTACATCTAATGGAGCGATTGCTTACATTCATGTCACAGCTGTAACTGGTACGCCAAGTGCAGTTATAAAAGTTCAGCATTCTGCTGATGATAGTTCTTGGGCTGACCTTGCAACTTTCACAACAGTCACTGCTGCAACATCAGAGATTAAGTCTGTCACTGGAACTGTGAATCAATATTTGAGAGTGAGTTCCACTTTTGGTGGATCTGGTTCAGTAACTTATTCAATAGTTCTAGCGAGAAAACTTAAGTAAGTATTAATTAATTTATATAGGAGATAAAAATGTCAATAGCAGCTAAGAACAGCTATTTTTCACTTGATGGATCTGATATTTCGGGATACTGTGAAGATCTATCTTTTTCACGAGCAGTTGCTACAGCTGAAGTTCAAGGATTTGGTGATGACAATGTTGCATTAATTGCAGCTTTGGAATCTGGATCTATTTCTGGAACAGTCACTTGGGATTCAACTGTTGATGCTACATTAAATGGACTTTTTGATTCAGCTTCAGTTGCTTGGATCTATGGTCCAGCAGGTAGCACATCTGGTCTTGTGAAATATTCTGGAAATGCTTTTGTAACTTCTAGTGAAATCTCATCAGATGTCGCTGGTAAAGTATCTGCAACTTTTGAGTTAGCAGTTACTGGAAGTGTTACAAGAGGAACATTTAGTTAATGCCAAAAGGCATCTCTAATGCCACTGTTGAAATCAAAGGTCTTAGAGAAACTAGGAAATTTTTAGTAGCACTAGAACCAGCAATGAAGGATGCATTTAAGGATGCTCATAAACAAGTTGCTGATCATGTTATTACAAAAATAAAACCTAAGTTCCCACAAATAATGGAGTCTCCAACAGGTAAAGCTGCGAGAACACTTAGATCTGGCAGACAACAAGCTAATGCAGTCATTAAGTTTGGATCTGCTGCTACTAAGTATGCTCCACTTCTTGAAATGGGTGGATCCATTAGAGGTGCTTTTGGTCGTTCTGGATCAGTTGAATATAAACCCTACCAAAGAAAAGGTAGGATCTTTATGCCAACGATTCGTGAAGAGAACAAAAATACAAGAGACATCTATGGCAAAATTTTGTTTGCTGAGATGGCAAAAGTTAGAAGAAAATCAGGAGTAAAACTTGTCTAAAGATAAAGAGCTGAATAAAAACCCAGTCATTGAAGTAGATGGACAAAAGTTCATCTTAGACTTTAGTGATCTTGATGGTTTGGAATGGCGAGAAGTAAAAAAACACACTGGTATGAACGCAGCTGCTGCAATTCAAGCAGCTGGTCAATTAGATTTTGAAGTACTAGGTGTAATAACTTGGTGCATCGTAAAAAGAGATAAACCAGATATTCAACTGGAAGATGTACTAAGAAATTTAAATTTAAAATCATTAAATAATTTTGGGGATGAAGAAGAAGTCCCAAAAGACTAAGGAGTGTCTATCTTAAGTCACTCCCTTCACTCTGTAGATTTTATGGAATAAAACCACATGAGTTGGATCTATTTACGATCCGAGAACTTAACGAGTTCATCGAACAGATGAATCAATACCACGAGAATATTAGGAATCAAAATGGCTAGAAAAGGTAACTTACAATTTGTCTTAACAGCTGAGACACAACAGTTTAATAAAAACATTCGTGTTGCTGGTAAAAATGTAGATGGTTTTGGCAAGAACATGGGTGGTGTATCTGGTCTAGCTAATAAATTTGGTGGTGGTTTAGCTACCTTAGCAAAAAGAGGTTTTCAAGCAGTAGGTATTGCTGCTGGTGCAGCTGCTAAAACTTTTATAGAGTTTCAAAATGCAATGTCTGAATCGTTAGCGATTATGCAGACAACAACTGAACAAGAACAGAGAATGGCTGATGCAGCTCGTGAAGTTGCAACATCCACAACAATTTCTGCTACTGAAGCTGCACAAAGCTTTTTCTATCTAGCTTCTGCTGGTTTAGATGCTGAACAATCCATTGCTTCACTCACTCAAGTAGCTAAGTTTGCTCAAGCAGGTGCATTCGATATGTCACTTGCTACAGACTTAGCTACTGACGCTCAGTCTGCACTTGGATTGTCTGTAAAAGATGCAACACAGAACTTAGAGAATTTAACACGAGTAACAGATGTTTTAGTAAAAGCTAACACATTAGCTAACGCAACTGTTCAACAATTCTCTGAAGCTTTAACTAATAAAGCTGGTGCTGCATTAAATGTTGCAAACAAATCAATTGAAGAAGGTGTTGCTGTATTAGCACTCTTTGCAGATCAAGGTGTCAAAGCT